ATCATCTGTAATAATATTTGTAACATTATTATTTCCATCATCACCAAGAGTAACAGAACTACCAAATAACTCTAAAGTTCCATTTCCACCAAGCGAATTTATAGAAAGAATTTCATTTCCATAACTTAGTATTTCGCTACTACCCTTTCCTGCATTTATCTTTAGTCCTCTGTTTGATAAACCAAACACATGATCAACAGCAGCACCAAAGGTGGAGCCTCCTGCAACAACAAGAGTAGATGCAGAAATACCCGCGGATGCATCCAAGAGTCCTGTAAAGTATGATGTTGTTCCTTTTAGCGTTCCAGCAAGAGTTACGCCACCTGATGCGGAGATACCTGCATTGAAAGTATTTAAAGCAGTAAATACATTTGTACCACCAACAGTAACACCAAAAACATTACCTGTAAGACCATTGAATGTTGATACGTAATCACCAACCGGTCCAGTATTTCCCTGAATACCTTGAGGACCAGTAGGACCTGCTGGTCCTGTTGCACCAGTTGCACCAACAGTACCACTGCCACCTGAAACATAAATATCCCACCCAGTGCCATTCCATTGCCACGAACGACCACCATATGTGTATATTTCGTTTAGTGCTGGTGATGATGGGAAATCTATTGCCATGTGTTAATTACCAGAACCTAAGAGTACGCCACATTTCCTGTCCGTTATGACGCATAATATAAAGATACTTCAATCCATCAGCAGTAGTTACAATTTCCATACGACTACCAATAATTGCATTACCTTGTGCATAAGGAGTTGTAGTTTCACCATTTACTTGGAATGTCTGCAAATCCAATGAATATACTCTTCCTGTTGCATCTTTAGTAAAGAAGTAAGTGTCTTCTCCATCGTAAACAAACATGGATCCAGTGGTAAGAGTAACTGTTTGTGGTGTGAACACTGGAGATATATCCCATGTGTTTGAAGGAATATCATAGATATCATATCCGTTACTTGCACCACCACGATTTGAGATCAACCATCGTCCTGCCTTGGCAGTATCAGCAATACCATATAGCCATGTAATATTTGTTCCCAATCCTCGTGCTGCAATCTCATATATTACATAGACCGAGGTTGTATCGGTAGTTACAGCAGATGCAATAGTCATTACTGTAGCAGTATTAGAAGTAATAGCAATTTCGTTTCCTATACCTGTACCTGCAACAATTCTTACACGCTTACCTGCAAGAATATTTGTTGTCCAGTTCTTATTGGCATCAGTAATAGTTGTAGATACACCACCAGTAGTAACAACACCAAACGCATCTAAAATCTCATACTTCGTAGTTGCATCGGGTGTTGCAACACCCCATGATGCCACAGTAAGAGTGGTGGCTGTATTTGATGTAATTGTAGATTCGTTGCCAATTCCTGTTCCACAAACAACTCGTACTTTGCAGTTTATCCATTGATTAATATTCCAATTTTTAGTGGAGTCAACAAGAGTCGTAGCAGTTCCAGATGTTGCCCAACCGTCTCTTTGTTTGGTCAATACCTTATTTGTTTGCACAGATCCAAAACAATTGATTTCTTGAATTACATAACGACTTGTTCCGTTTACTGCCGCAGTAATATTAGGAACTGTAATTGTTGTAGCAGTATTTAAAGTAATTCTTCTACTCTGTATTGTTGGAGTAATACCACCAGTTTGAATATGAACAATCTTTCCTATATGTTCATTGACTTCCCATGTCGCAGCTGCATCTACAAGTACAGTCACAGACTGAGAACTTGCAGCGGTTGGAGATGCCGCAGCAGCAGCATTTGCAGCAATAGAGAAAGTAGTCTGTGAGCCTATACCAATAGTTGGAAACACTGCATTAAAGGTAGTTTCTGTAGCACAACCCGCAATAGTTACCGATTCACCATGACGGAAATCGTGATTCGTAGCAGTTGTAACCACTGCACTTTTTCCAGTAGTTACAGTCAAAGTTAATGATGTACCACTACCACCTGTAGTGGCACTACTGGTAATATCAGCATAGTTGATGCCACTGTTTGCAAGTTGAACAGAAGTAACTGCACCACCTGTTGTTACCCCTGTCACATAAGCAGTAGCAAGAGTTCCTGTTGTAGAAAGAGTAACAAGATCACCAACAACATAATTTGTTCCTGCTGCATTCACTGCAACAGTTAAAATTCCAGTGGCATTAAATACAATACCAGATATCGCATATCCTTCATGTGGTGCGCCATATGAGACACCAGCATATGGAGTTGCAGAAATATTTCTAGCAATTCCTGTATCACTCATATGACCAGTTGACCAAATATCTGCTTCTACTCCATATTGCAAAAGTGCAGAACTTGCATTTCCCGACAACCACAATTTATCAGTATCTCCATATATTGCATATTGTGAAGTTGCATCAGGTGTGATATTCCATTTTCTAGAAATAAACATGGTTGTATTATTGTGTCCAACGATTCTTCTTCGTTGTCCAATACCAGTACCACTTGTAATACGAACCTGATAATTTGCATAACGATCATAACCCATCGTTACACCACTATTTACTAGTGTTCGTGTGGTTGCAGACGATGCAGTGAGTCCACCGACATATGCACCTGCGGCTTCACCTGTTCGATCTATGGAAAAATCCGTTCCCAATGCTGTGGTTAGGTGACCACCAATAGGTGTCTTGGTCATCCATGTATCAGTTAAAATATCATAAAATTGCATGGAAGCAAATGGAGTTGCTGCTGCGGATGAGATTAACCACAACCCACCAGCAAGAATAATATAAACAGAACTTTCGTCAGGAGTAACATCCCATGCTGTATCAACAGTTAATACCGATGATTCAATGACATAATGTGTTTGTGATCCTGCTGTTGTAGCAGGAACTGCATATGGAGGAACAGCAGAAAATCCTGTATTGTTGAAGGAATCAATTGCTTGAAAATTGGTATCCATGAAAGTCAATGAAGTCGTATCATTGTATGAAATTCTACGAATTTGTGTTTGACCTGTACCATATACCAAACGACATTGGTAACCATCCCATTGATTGACTCTCCACTTCTTTGTAGAGTCTGCAATAGAAACTAGTGATGTGGTATTGGTAAATGCAGTGATGACACCAAAGTCTGCAATTTCTGCATCAGCAAGTTCAGTAATAGTGCGCTCTTGTCCTGCACCTTTACCTGCAATAATACGAATTTTAATATTATCAGGTAGATGTGAGTGGCGACTAAATCCTGCTACAGTAATAGTAGTAGATGATGCTGTAACAGCATGACCACGATATCCTGAGTATGCTGAATATTTCAGACTAACGGCTGTGAGTGGAGCAATATTGGGAGCAGCACACTCTTGCCATGTATCAGCATATGTGTCATATCTCCACATAGCCTGAGCAACAAGATAGTACATATATCGTGCAGAAAGATCACTTGAAGCAAGGTTAGAAGTTGCAGAAGTTGCTGTAGGAGCAAAACGCATCCATTCAAATACTGGTAGATCTACTTGTGTTTTTAATAAATTTGTTACTGCCATATTATTTCCTTAATTATGTAAATGAAAGTTTGGATCGAATTGCGGATGCATAACAGGCTTGAGCATCATTGGCTACACGCCATAATTGATGAACAGGTCCTTCCAGAATTGATGCCGTAGTTACAGTACTCAAAACATATGGATTTCCTGATTGTGCTGCCATATTTTGCGCTGCTATTTGATTACTGACGGATGCGGTAACTGTTCCCGAAACAGTAACAGAACCTGAAACAGGAATAGATGCATTAAGTTCAGTTGAGTTGGCTGTATTAGCAGTTCCAATGGCTTCGATAGTTACTCTTTGTCGTAATTTACTGTCTACAACAGCATTGCTTTCAAGCAATTTATTCATACGGCGAAGAAGAGTAGCAAGACTCTCTTCATAACTTTCTACATCAATGTAAATTTGCAATGCATCAGTTGCATTCATGGATGCTGTATTATAATCTAAAGTCAGCACATTGCTAGAAAAACTTACCGCACCATTTGTAGAATCTGCAAAATTATAAATTATTGTGTTTGCAGTGGTATTGGTAATAAGAAGAATATTGGCTAATGTAATGGTATATTGAAGACCAGTAAAAGTTATGGTCTTTGCTGCGGGATTAAAAATGTATCCACCTACTATATCCGTTCCAACTAATCTTTTCATTTGATTTCCTTTATATTTATAACACAGTTGCCATAGCAATTACAAACGCATAGTTCACTACTCCATCAGCACCAGTATTGCCTTGGGGGCCCGTAGCACCAGTATTTCCTTGTGGACCAGTAGGACCGGGGACTGTAGAATCTGCACCAGTGTTACCAGTTACACCTTGAGGACCTTGAGGACCAGTTCCACCAGTGTTACCAGTGACACCTTGAATACCTTGAGCACCCGTTGCACCAGTATTTCCATGCAAACCAGTTGGACCCGGAACAGTTGAATCTGCACCAGTAGCACCAGTATTTCCTTGTGGACCCATGGGACCAGTTGAACCAGTAACACCTTGAGCACCTGTTGCACCAATTAATCCAGTATATGTTGGTTGAACCCATTGTGGACTATTACCATCATTAATATAAATGTATTCAATACCAGTATCAGAAGACATCCACCGATCACCTTGAGTAGCACCAGCAGGAGAGGATAGTTGATATGAAAAACTAATTCCTCTTAATAACGTCTTAAAATCAGAAAAACTTATTGATTTTTCAGTAACATCATCAGGATCAACTTCAGTAAATAATTTAATATATTCAGAAGATATAGTAGAAACTTTTTTATCAACACCAGATGTAATGAACCCCAATCCTTTTAGCGTTGTGGTATACATATTTCCACCATCGAGGATGGATTTTTGTAATAATATTACATCACTGCTCTCTGGGTTTTTAACCAAAGTAAATGCACTACCACCACTGAGGTAATTGACACTAAAAGAATATGTGTTTCCAGATATGAAAGACGTAATACCTGCAAGCGCTTTCAAATTAACAGCACCAGTTATGCCATTAATAGAAGTAACATACGGACCAGAAATTCCTGCTCCACCGCCTCCAGAACCACCAGCAATACTAATATCGATATTTTTTCTTCGTTTGGTGATCGTAATATTATCACCAATAAAATTGATTACACTTGGGTTGCGAATAATTTTATCACCATTCAAACTAACATCAACACCACCACCACCTGGAGTTGCAAGTACACCAATACGATCTATGGCTTTTTGAATATCATCATTCTTAAATGTATTGAGAACATTTGTAACATGTTCTGAATGAAATGACAATACTCCATTATCTAATACAAGAGGAAATTCTGCTTCAAGTACTGGAGATTCTCCAGCAGGACCTTGAGGACCTACGAGTCCATCGTCACCTCGTTCGCCCTTTGCACCATTAGAACCCTGAATGCCCACAGGTCCTCGATCACCTTTGTCTCCTTTTTCACCACGAAGACCTTGCAGACCAATGGAGCCTTGAGGTCCAATCGGACCTTCAGGACCAACTCCACCTTGCTCACCTTGTGTGCCCGGAATACCTTGTGGACCAACCAATCCTTGATCGCCTTGATCACCTTTATCACCCTTGTCTCCTTGAATGCCTTGCTTACCTTGTAGCCCTTGTGCTCCTCGTGCACCAATATCTCCGTTATCACCTTTTGGACCTTGAGGACCAACTTCTCCTTGAGGACCGATTTCACCTTGTGGACCAACTTCTCCTTGAATACCACGATCTCCACGAAGACCTTGAATTCCTTGCTTACCTTGAATACCTTCATCACCCTTGAAACCTTGAACACCCATAACTGGTGTTGTTTCTTTAACTATAGTTCGTTCTATAATTTCAATCTTAGTCTTTGGTGCAACTGGTTTTACTTCTGGTAATTTTACTGGTACAATAATTTCTTCAAACAGATTTTTAATCTGATGAGAGTTACCATAAAATTTAATAACTTTATTTGTATCTTTTTGAATGAAATAATGCTCACTGATACCATGACCAAGTTGCATTTTTTCATCATACGGACAAGAAGAAATTTCTTTCAGTACTTGATTCTGTAATAAAGAACCAATAGGTCTTTTAACCTTGAAAGAAGTTCCTTGAAGGCCTTCAAAGGTTTGTATTGGAATGAACAAATCTTTAATCTTAGATGCATTACCTTCGATTAGAAATTCTTCACCGTCAGAGTTTCTTAGATATAATTGTGTTAACCCAGATCCAACTCGTATAATCTTTGGATTTGTCAGATATTCGACAATGTGGTATTCACAGCCTTGCAGCAGTTCTGAGTGCTGTTTTGCCAGTTTTAAAGATGTTTTGTTCTTTCCGAAGAACATTTATATTATTTAGTGTCCTATTTCATTAGACGTTTACGCATTCGTAGAACTCACCACCGTAAGTAAATCCTTGCCCATATCGAGGAGTGCATATAATCGGATAACCAACAACACCATTACCTTCACATGAACTACCAACTCCTAAAGGCATTGTATTTGGATCTGTACTACATGCTGTATTACCATATGGACCACCACGACCATCATATCCATTATAGGTGTTTCCACGTATTAACATTGCAAATCCAGCTACACGATAACCAGAAGCACTCGTTAAAGCCACACCACTAACAAAGGTATTAACATTATATATTTTAAGACCACTATAACTTCCAGCAAAAGTATAAACTCCACTATTTTCTTCAAATGCAGTATAATTTAACCACCATGTTCCTGTGGTCAACGTTACTCCAGCCAAATTTTGAAACTGTAATTGTATTAATTCACCTACAGGACAATTTCCACCAGAACTTCCAGCAATTAGTAAATCTTGATCCCATGTAGTAAAAACTGAACCAGGATATGTTCCATCTGTTTTAGGTTTAGTTTGCCAAATACTAGGTGTAACTAAGTATTCTCTTGGTGTTGGAATCCATGCACATGATCCATTATAAGAAATTATATCACCTGCGCACAATCCGTTTAGTGGAAGATTTGGATATAATTTATAAATGATTGCAGAACCATCTGCACAGCTACCAGAACTTGTTGTAGAAATGGTTAAAGTATTACCACTTGGAGTTATGTTGATACCAGTACCAGCTGCAAGAGTTATGCCACCTGAAAGACCATTGATTGATATTACATAAGGTCCAACTGGACCAGTAGGACCAGTGTTACCAGTTGCACCAGTAGTACCTCGAGAACCAGTGCCACCAGTGGTACCAGTAGCACCAGTGTTACCTTGAGGACCAGTAGGACCACACGATCCACTCGTACTAGTATATGAGATTATTAACGTATTACCACTCGGAGTTATGCTGATACCAGTACCCGCAGATAAACCTACAGTACCAGTGAGACCATTAATACGACTAACAGTTCCTGATGTTAATGCAAGAGTTCCACTACTTGCTGGGAAACTAATCGTACTGCCTGTACCTGGAAACCATGATTGTGTTGCACCAACAATGGTACTAAATGATATTAAATTTGATTCAACACTAAACGTATTATTTGGTGCATCTGTACTTCTAATTATTAATTTTGGTGACTTTGCTGTTATTGTTTGGGTTTGAGTAAATGTATTAGCTAAAGTTGTTTTTACAACATTTGTAACATTTCCAGTTTCACTAACACCACCACTAGTAATAGACAAAACACCAGTATTACTAATCTGTACAGCACCACTAGAACCAGTCAATGTAATTCCTGTAGCAGAACTTAAAGTCTGTACACCTGTATTGGTAATAGTGATTGCACCAGTTGAACCAGTCAAACTGATTCCTGTAGAACCAGTTAGTGATAGAACACCAGTATTAGCAATTGTTAAAGTATTACCAGTTTCAGTTATATTAATACCAGTCGCACCACCCAAACCAACTGAACCCGTAAGTCCATTTATATTACGAATAGTCTTACTAATAATAGTATAAGTTCCAAAAAATGGCCAACTTGCGTTTGGGGTATAAGTAAGAGACAAAGCAAGAGGTGATCCACTATTAACGACACCAACTGCATCTACAACAATATCTCCAGTATTTCCATTAAAGGTTTGAACACCAGCAGATGCACCAGCACACGAACCAGTAACTGTCGAATTAATTGTTAATGTATTACCAGAAATACCAAAACTAATACCAGTACCAGCAACCAGCCCAATAATACCAGTAAGTCCACTAAGACTTTCAACACCAGATGTTAGACCCGATACTGCAGTAGCAGAAATTATTAGAGTATTACCACTTTTAGTTAAAGTAATACCAGTTCCGGCAGATAAACCAACAGTGCCAGTAAGTCCATTTATAGAATTTATAATATTAGGAGCACTAATTCCACTTGGTAAATCTAATAGACCATAAATTCTTGCATTAGTAATTAAAGTATTACCAATAACAGTGGTATTGGATCCTAACCCAAGTGCATCAAATCCAATTACAAGTTCATTGGTTGAATTATTTGTTAATGGTCTGGCCTTATATCCAATAAAGGTACTATTGTTTGCAATAGTTAATGGTAAAGTATTTGTTATACCTCTATTTGCTCCAGCTTGAAAGCCAATAGCTAAATTATTATCTGAAGTATTTCCAAGATTATTAAGAGCATTGGCTCCAATAGCAGTATTAAAATTAGGTGTTACAATATCTTCAAGTGCACCAAAACCAATAGCCAAATTAAATGTACCATTTTCATTAGTTGCCAAGGCACTATTTCCGATTGATACATTAGCCAAAGCAGATGTGGTTTGATTGGTATTATTATTATTGCCAATAGTTAAATTAGTACTATCACCAGAACCACCTCTACCAAGTAAAATATTTTGTACAAAAACATCTTTACTTGATTGAAATCCACTTGAAAAAGTTTGTGTAAGATCAAATATATTAGTTATATTTGTTTTAGCAACATTCTGAACAATACCAGTAGCACCATTGACAGAAATAACATATGGACCGGATATACCATCAGCTCCAGTTGGACCAGTTGGACCAGTATTTCCATTTGTTCCATTGGCTCCAGTTGGACCTTGTAAACCCTGGTCTCCAGCCTCTCCAACTGCACCTGCAAGATTAACATCCCATAGAGCTAATGTTCCAGAACCCGTTCTTCCAAGAACCTGTAAAGATAAAGTTACACCACTATAAGATGCAATAGTTGCTGTAAAATATTGAGATGTGCTACCTGCAACTAATATACTCTGTGCTTTAGTATATGCTAAACCAGAAGTAACACCAATACTTATTGTGGAGCCTGCAGTCAAAGATCCTAAATCTATCGAAGATGTCGAACTTGTTGCATATTTATCGCCATCAAGACCTTTTGGACCATCATTTCCAGTATTTCCAGTTGCACCAGTAGATCCAACAGAACCAGTAGAACCTATAGGACCCGTAGGACCTGTCAAACCAGCAGCAGTAGATCCTGGACCAGTTGGACCTGCTGGACCTTGCGCTCCACCAATTCCATATGGAGAGCCATATACGATTACATTAAGAATATCTTCCATATAGTATTATATTTATCTTTACTATGTTTGTTCTACATATTAGTAATTTTGACCAGCAACGCTTCCAAAGTACGAAGTTCCACCATCTAATGTTGTAAATGATAAAATATCTGTTTTATTATTTGTAGTTGTTAATGTCGGAGGAATACCAGAAGGCCATTTTACCGCAGAACCCCAACTAATTCCACGTGCAGTTCCATCGGCAGTTAAAAATAACGAAAACCCTATAGCTCGAGATGCGGTTTGTGGAACATTTGTTACAATAAATGAACTGATCCCAGCGTTTAAGCTTACATTAAAGACTTGTGCTAAACTCAAATCTAAACTTAAAGTATTTCCAGAAATACCTGGACTTGAAATTGGTTCATTATAATATTGAAGTGTTGGTGTATATAGTGTATTAGAATTTAAATTTACAGTATTTGAAAATGTTGCACCAGATGCGCTTAGACCACTTGGAAGATCTAATAGACCATAAATTCTTGCAAATGTAGTACCATTTGTACCAATAACTGTAGAATTAGATCCTAATCCAGTTGCACCATGCCCAATCACAATTGTGTTTGTGTTATTACTTGTTAAAGGGCTAGTATCCGTACCAATAAGAATACTATTATTTAATTGTTTGTTCGGTGCTCCAGTAGAGGTAAGAAGTCCAGCTTGATAGCCAATTGCAATATTTGAACTACCACCACTATTAAAGAATCCTACTGAACCCAAATTCTGTAATACGTTAGTCCCTATACCAATATTAAAAGAAGCAGTTTTTGCTGTAGGTATAACTGAGGTTCCAATTCCAATATTATTTGATCCGGTGCCAAGACCACTAAAAATAGCTGTACCAATAGCAATATTCTTCTCTTCATTAATAGAAGATTTTTCAGCTATTAAAGAAGCACTACCAATAGCTATACTTGCAAGAATTGAATTGACACCAGATCCCGTACCATGACTAATTACAATATCACCATCAACAGATATTGAATTATTAAATTCAATGTCTCCAAAAATTTGTGCACCCTGCGGCATAGTAATACCACCAACATACAGAGTAGCACACGAAATACCATTAAAGGTTTGTGTTCCACTAAATGTATTATTATTACTTGCACATACACCTGTAACTGCACCAGTTAAACCATTAAAGGTAGTAACATATGGACCAGTAATACCCCCACTAATACCACTAGCATCTCCAGCAATATATGCTAATGAAGTCCAACCACTATTACCGTTACCAATTTTAATTTTATTAGTATCAGTTTCTACTCCCATTTCACCTTGTGCTAAAGTAGGATTAACTGAAGTCCATAATGACGCTAAACCACGTCTTAATTGAAATTGTATATTTGCCATATTAGTTTACTCCCCCACAATCAAATGCGGGTCCTGATGTGTATACTGATGATGGAGAACCTCCATCAAACGTGTATGCTGATATCTCTCCTGGAAGACCGTTTAATACTATTGTTCCAGCACTTGCTACAGTACCTGGAATAGCTGTACCACTCAATTGAAGAAAAGTTAATGAATTAAAAGAATAATCAGTAATAGTACCATATAAATAAGTTGCTAGAACTGGAAAACTTATTTTAACTGTATTCCCAACAGTTAATGCGTTTTGTGCTGACAGAACATCTACAATTACGGAATATTGATTTCCATAATCAACTACTACAGTTCCGGTAAAATTTAATGGTTGAAATCCAATACCATTGGGTCCAATTGGACCAACTGGTCCGGGTACTCCACTGGCAACCCCATATGCGGTTGGATATACAGTTACTTGAATAGTATTGTTTGCGCTTGACATATTAAATTTCAGTTACATCGGGAAGAGTTTCAATTCTTCCACGTAATAATGTTACAACTCCACCCTGATTTGGATATTTTAGTTGAATATCATAAAAAGAAGATGAATATGGTGAAAAATTTGCTGTATAAGTAGAACCTATTGTAACATATACCAATCCACCTGTTGCACTGCCTGCTAATCCACCATTTATTCCATCTACGGCAGTAAATTGTGTTCCTGCAGTGATTCCCAAATCATATGTAGCCAATAAACCACTTGGATGGTAACTTTTTCTAACCTGCATGGATAAAGTAGCTCCAGTAAGGTTATAAGTTGCTCCAGTTGGACCAGATAATAACATAGCCCATGTTATGGTATCACCTTTTACAACAGTTGGATTAAAATTATCTGACATTAATAGGATTCTCCAAAGAATAATAGCCCTATTAAAGGCTATTATAGATTCTCCTATATTTAGAAGCTTTGAAGATTATCAGAGTTTAACAGTAGCGGCTTTGGGATCCATCACCAAAGTAGTTTTATTACTTGCTTTGGTTATCTTTTCTGCCATCTCTTTTGTTTGATTGGCAAGGTTTTCTTGCATTTTTTGCATACCTTGCCCATAAATCTTATAATTATTGGCAATTCTTTCTCTATGTTCCTGTGGAAGATGTGGTTCCTTTAGCAATTTTTCACAAGTTGCAATACCAATTTCTGGTCTACCGGTGTAGTATGCAGTTGTTGCAATCTCATCAAAAATTCCCCATGCATAATTCGCCTTATCAACAAACAGAATATCATTTTCTGGAAGAGGAATACTGAGACCCAACGAAGCCACCAAGAATGCATTTCTCGGTCTATTATACTTTCTATAGATACATGACAGATGGTATAGTGGTTCTACTCGATTTGGAGCAGTCTCAAATGCCATCATAAAGGCATCTGTAATTTCATGAACAGGCTTTCCTTGGAATTCACGACACATACCTACTCGCATCCAAGAGAAGAATACTTCTTCGTGCCAAGATTCCAATTTAATGCGCGCCAAGTATTCTACTTCTGCAACATCATACATTCGTGCATCAAATGCTGACTGTGCTGCATAAAATTGTTTACGGGGTTGATTTGGATCTTTTTCTAGGTATGACTTAAGAATATGATAATCTTTAGTATATTTCTCAATGTCATTGGCAACTGCTCGTGAACGACAACCTTCAGTACGGACTTCCCAACCATAATTACCTTCAAGCTTTTTGACATTCATTGGCTGTTCACACATTGCATATTCATGCAATGGTTCTTCATACCACCACTTCTTTTTTGCAACATTGAAAAGTTGTGCACGAAGCCATTGAAACTCACCACGTTTAATTTGCACAACATAACCATCTAATGTATCATCAAAGGATGAGACTGGTAATTCTCCAACAAGAAAATCATCCGCATCAATCATCATAACCCACTTGGTTTTACCTAAGCAGGCTTCTAGTGCCTTTGATCTATTGGTTCCGAAATCAGACCATTCATGATCTAGAATTTCACCAGGAATTCCCTTTTCATCAAAGAACTTCTTAATGATTTCCTTAGTGTTATCGGTTGAACCCGTATCACAAATTATATAATAATTAATAAATGGTGCGCATGAAGCCAAGCATCTTTCAATATTTGGTGCTTCGTCCTTAACGATCATAGATAGTGTCAAATTATACATAGTCATCCTTATGAATTAAAAAATTTACGTAGTGATCCGGTATTAAATTTAGGAATTAAATCCCAATTATCTTTTTCTGTGTGTTTAATGATTTTAATACCATTGATTGGCATACAATCTTTAAGTTTATCTTTATCAATTACTTCAAGAAGTTCCCATTCTTCCAATAATTTAACAATCGCATTCCGTCTTTGCAAATCTTCAGTTGATACATTAGATGGAAGATCATCAAGAGCAAAGAGTTCTTTGAAGTGTGCAATTATATATACTTCATCTTTATGAATTAAATGACACGATTGATACAGAACATTCTTTCCCTTGGGAGAAACACCAATTCGAGAAAGAGTTTCACGAACAACCATAAAATCTTCTTCGTCCAAAAGATTAATATGAATACCAATATTTTTAAATGTTTTATCAGATATATCAGACATAACAAATCCTTACTAAATTACCTCACACCACCAGTATCAAGGGCTTTGCGTATTGATTGCAAATCCTCAGTACTCAGTATATTTAGTACTTCCCTAGCCTTGGATTCTGTGTAACCGTATGCCTGTTTTATGAGAGTTACATTCTCTTCGGTGTCTTTACGTAACCAAGGAGAAAACCGCTTCTTTTTACGAACAGCAAGTCTGTAGAAATCAAATTGACTCTTGTTGTCTAGCCAAGGAGAACAATTCATCTCATTAGCATGAAACAATGTATCTGCAAAATAAGACAAACACCGATTGACTACAAACGGTGTATATGCCTTGACTGCACTCTCATCTGTATCAAGCAGAGGCTTCTTATCATGGTTTATACTAGATAGAAAGTCTTTTAGTTGCATCAGTTAAACTCACAGTCCATCATAAGTTGAACAATCAATGCCATAGTATTAATTTCTTGATCTGCGGCAAAGGCAGACTTATATTGATACTCAGCAATAATCAGAATAGCCTGTGGTACAGAAGGATTCTTAAGAGATGTATATAGTTCAGTATATAAACGCTTATAAAAATCAGATGTATTAAGATCTAGATTCTGTACCACCCACTTACGGCAGGATACAAAGTCTTTGTTCTTCATAAATCCAAGAAGTTCCTTGTAGGATTCACTGCTACCCTGACCAAGAACTCCGATATCAATACTACCTGCAGATGCATATCTCTGTAGTTCATTGATAATACGGCGAAGATCTGGAAAATGCTTCTTGACAAGATTTACAATTACGGTCTTTTCATATGGAATATTTTCTTGTGCAAGAATATATTCTACACGCTTCATCATTGCTGATGCAACCGCAGCCTTCTCGGCAGTAGGAACCGTAAAATCAATACCGGTGCATCGTGAGTGCAGAGGTTCAATGATACGATTCTTGTAATTGCAAGTCATGATGAATCTGCAGTTCTTTGCAAATTCTTCAATGGCTCCACGAAGAGCAGGCTGAATTGATTGTGCATTAGCATAATCAAACTCATCCAAAATTACAACCTTGAGATTTCCACTTAGGGAAACCGTTGAGGCGTAATTACGAATCTTCGTGCGTAGTGTATCAATACCGTTCTCTTCAGAACAGTTAATAATAATACTTTCAGCACCGATGTCATTGGCAAGAGCACGGGCTACGGTTGTCTTTCCCGTACCCGCCTTGCCATAGAGCATCATATTTGGAATTGTACCTTCCTTGATCATACCATTGAAGATGGTGGTAAGATCAATAGGAAGAATACAATCAGATAATGACTTGGGTCGATATTTTTCAACCCAGAGCAGACTATTAATATCAGACACAATTAACCCCGCTTGATAGCGATGTAGTAAGCAAGTTCCAGACTCTTATGAGTAAACTTAGAGATAATAGTATCACTCAATTCCACAGTGTATGAACCTGGAATAAACTTAATCTCAGATACATTCAAAGTACCTTCAAAATCTTTACCAGTATAGTTTTCATCTAAAACAATCTCAAAACTATTGGTCGTACTCTGGCTAGAATCGTCAACCATAATACGGAAGGAACCATCTCCACCAATCATACGAAGATCACTTACCTGAAGAATACTTGCTGCCTTTAAAATTTCATTTAGATCCTTTTCATCAAGATCAAACTTGATGGTGGTCTTTGGCATCTTCAATTCTCTAGTAGGAACCGTCAGGAGGCTTGGTTCTGAGTAATAGTATGTAACACTCGACCGACCATTAGAAACGACTACATGGGTATCGTGGAACTCTAAATCGGGGTTTGAGAACATACTTACAACACCCAAAAACTTGTTTAAATCCCAAATAGGAACTTCAACATCAAATTCCTCCGAGATTGTAGCCTCAACGTAAATATTCTTACCAGGAGAGATAGTCTTTAGGACGTTTCCTGGTAAAATATGAATATTTGAATTGATTGCCGCAAAGTTCTTAAGAATGTTATAGGTATCTTTTGATAGGCGCATTTTTGTCACAGTTTCCATATATAAATCTTTCTAAAAATTAGTCACGTTCTTTACGATAAACGATATCGTTAAGTTGCTGCTTCTGTTCGTGGCGATCTCCACGCTTACTTCTCTTCTGTTGTTTCTTACCCAAACCCGATGGCTTATTCTTGCCCCGATTACTAAACTTCTGAAAACTTTCCTCGTTCATGACTCTATTATAACTCCGTTGTTGGACTTGTCAAATATATTTATACTAATGTCTTTATTTTTGAAAAATTGTTTTTCTTTTCAAACTGTAGACTTTGATCAAACTTATCTACTAACTGATCAGCCTTGTGGCTAATGATATAAATCGAACATTTGTTGGTCATCTTATTCAAGATTTTCATAAAGGCTTCAGTACCAGAAGCATCTAGAGATGAATCAAGAATCTCATCAAAGATCAATAAGTTGCAGTTAAGACTATTCTTCATTCGTGCAACTTCACGCCACGTTAAAAGGATTGCCAAATCAATTCGTTGTTTCTCACCCTCTGAGAAGGAAGAGTAGGAGAATGCATCTCGGTATCGTGATTTAATTGTTTCCTTGAACTCTTCGTCGATGGTGAAATCAACATAGAGATTAAGCTTTCCGAGGAACTTGTTAACGAGTCCATTGATGATGGGAACATAGTGTGCAATAATGCGGCTTTTGAGACCGCCATCTTTGAGTATATCATAGACAATATCATGGTGTATTTGTGTGGTAATCAGTCCGTCCAATTGCCTAGTAACACTTTCCTTTTCTAATTCTGCATCTTTGATTTTTTGTAATAGTGTATTTTCATTTTCATTCACCAATTTTTTATTCTTTTCTTTGTTCATAAAACTAAGAGAAGATTGGTTACTGATAATCTGATACGAGATGTCGTTATTGTCGGATTGATATTTTTGTTTGAGTGTCTTGAGTTCTTCTATTTCAGTTTGAAGTGCCAACAGTTCTGTATTCTTCTTTGTGGCAATAACAATTGCTTTACGGCAATCTTCCAACTTAGATTCTTTATCTTGAATATGTTTCTCTTTTTGAAACTTTGGTAGATTTTGACCACAGCACTTGCATAGTGCATTTTCTTTTAATGATTCAATCTCTTCAACTAAAGTAGTTTCTAAGACCTCTGCCTTGGTTAACATTGCAGGAACATCTTTTAAAGCACTCAGACTTGCTAACTTCTTAACAAGTTTAGTGGATACATCTTTCAGACTCTTTTCATGCTTTGCCTGAAGAATATTATCATCTGCAATCTTAGTTGTGTAATCTTGAATAGATTTTTCAATAGCCTTTATCTCTTCTACTGCAGTAGTTTGGATCGTTTCCAATACTTCTTTTTGAGACTTAATTTTTTCATGAACAATCTTTAATAAACTTTCTTGTTCACCAAGAGACAGTTTAAGACTTGATAGTTGTCCTTTAACATACAGATTCATATCAGCAAGAATATCAAGATTAAGAAGCCCTTCAATGATCTTCCGTCTTTCAGAAGGAGTCAATTGCATGAAAGGAACAAAGTTAGACTTACCAAGAATAACTACCTGCTTGAATGCTGCATAGTCAAATCCAAGAATATTTTCTTCAAACATCTCTTGGTAATCTTTTGTCTTAGCATTCTGATCAAGCATTTCTCCATCTTTAAAGATCTCAAATACCTTTGGTGCAAGACCACGGCGAACTAGGAAATGGCAGTTAGACTTCTTAAATTCAATTTCAACAACACACTGTTTTGCATTAACTGTATTAATGAGTTGTGGAATGTTAATAGGTCTGAATGGCTTTCCAAACAAACCAAAGCACAAAGAGTCTAATAGAGCAAACGACTTACCATTCCCATTAGTACCCGTGACTAAAGTGGTCTTATAATTATCGAGTTTAATCTCAGAAAAATTATTACCAAATGAACCAAAGTTTTTAAAACGAACTGTTAGAAAGTCTATCAATCTTCATCCTTTGACATTGCGGCATTGTATGCTGAGTTTATAATATCAGCAAGTACATTTTTATTAATTGATTTCTCTGTAACTGTATCAATTTCTTCATGAAGTAACTGTAGAGTATCTTTATGAATATCAACAGCCACTAGGTCTGGGTTTGCAGTTACATCTTCTGTTACAGACAATTCTGCTACTCCCGCTTCATATAATTTATCCATGTATTTCTCAAAGGCTGGGCTCTTAGTTCTATTCTTAATAAAGATCTTAACATATGTATCTTTAAACTTTGAGTAGTCTAACTTTTCTGGGTTGGCTTCATCGTAGTCAAGCGTATAGAAAAGCCTTTTTGGATTCTCGATAAATTCAAGCGTTCTTGTTGCAAAATCAAATACATGAAACCCTTTGGCTTCCCAAACGTCTGAGAAAGCCATTTGGTACTGAGATCCCAGGTAATGTATATTATCCCGGCTAGATTTAATGTGATAATGCCCAGTAAGAACATATTCAAATTTGTCAAAATGTTTTGGGTCATAGCCATGCTCAATAAATATACCACGAATACTCTGAAAGCCACACAACTCTAAATGTCCTAGTAGTAGAGAGCAGGTGGTGTTAGTAATAAACTCTGCCGACTGAATCTCATTCTCTGGGTTGATCCAAGGCAATAATGCCACACAACCAGCAGATGTTTGAATCTCTGTTGGTTCTGAATGAATTTCCCAATTTGAATACTGTTGTGCAATTTCTTGTAAAGAATTTACTGTGTTGTTATTCTTGTAATAGGTATCATGATTACCACAGATGGCAATACACTTTACTCCAAGTTCTTGTAGTGGTTCAAAGAAACGTGTACGAACCTGTTGAAGAGTCTTAAAATTAATATATTTTCTACGATCAAAGACATCACCTAGATGAAAGATGGTCTTGATATCGTTCTCTTTAATATATGGAAATAACTGTCCTTCGAAGAAGGACAGAAAGTATTCCAAAACTATTGGGGAATCTGCTTTGTACCCGAAATGGGTATCGTTAAGAATTATTGATTTCATATATCAAGTATATCTTTCTTTGACTTACGTTTGCGTTTAACGCCCTCTTTCTTGGGTGGATTCAGCATAACACCAAATCGATCCATGTCAAGATCTGTAAGACCAAAGAAATCTCTTCTACCAATATCTACACCGGCGTAGACTTTATTAAACCAATGATGAAAGTCTTTATCGTTTTGCTGTTCTGCATACTTGTATTGTGTATACTTTTCTTTCTTTTCTTTGTTTATGATACGCACAAAAGAAAACCAGCAAATCTGTGTAAGATATCCGAATGGACTCTTGGACTTTTCTGGGTCAAAGTTACCAATATAGGTAATACAGTTTAAGACGGCATCAGATACCATCTCTTCTCTATATGGATAGTTTGCAAAATTGGGACGGAAAGAAAGTCTTGATGCAATCTTAAGAACACATTCTCCTATAAAATCTGGAAGTTTGGGTTTCTTTCGACCTGCATTTTCTGCATCATTTGACTTTTTACGATAATCTACTAAAGCATCATATAGATCAGAGTTACTTACGTAATCTGCATCTGATGGTTTCTTTTTCTTGGATGGGTTTTTCACTATATTATTATATCACAAGTATATGATTATACAACATTTTTTATAGGATTATAATCCTATCCATTTCGGATTCTTCAGTGACCACTGAACAACATCATCCAATGATTTTTCTAAATTGTTTATTGGAGTCCAGCCCATCTTTGCCATCTTACTACCATCTAAAGCATATCTTAAATCATGACCAGGTCTACTGCCATGAAAATCAACAAGTTCATAATTAAGTTCGTTGCCGACACATGAACTAATAATTTTAGCAAGAGTTAAATTATCAACTTCTTTTTCACCAACAATGTTATACTTTTCACCAGAGGTTCCATTTTTTAATAGAAAATCTACAGCACTACAAACATTTTTAGCATGAATATAATATCGACTACCTGCTTCTGTTAATGTTTTATTGGCATGAATAAATAATTTTTTACCAATTTTACTATTTTTAATACATAAAGGAATAAACTTTTCTGGATGCTGTCTTTCTCCAAAGATATTCATACAATGTGTAACCATTATTGGCATCTTATACGTATTATGGAAAGCCACAGCTAACTCTTCTCCACCTGCTTTTGCTGCGGCATAAGGATTGCCAGAATTGTATCTATCATTTTCTTTATAATTGACACCGACTGGTGCTGGACCAAATATTTCATCTGTTGAGAAGTAAACAAAATTCTTTAAATTATCTTGACTTCTTGCATAATTTAAAATATTACATGTACCAACAACATTATCCATTACAAAACTCATAGGATCAGAGATAGAACGATCCACGTGGGATGATGCGCCAATATGCAACACAATATCAATCTTGCCTAGCATAGCTACTAAAACTTCATTATTGTGCATTTCTGATTTCATATCATGCCACACAAATGAAACTCTGTGTTTTTCTTTTTCCCATATTGGAAGTTCAGTAAGTCTATTAAGATTACCAGAAACATCTAATCGATCTAAAATAACAACATCACAATCATCATTTTGAAGTAAATATTCAACCATATGATGTCCAACAAAACCACAACCACCAGTAACTAAAATTCTATTACGCATTTAATTCACCTTTCAATTTATTTGTAGCTATCTTCAAATTACAATCAACCATATCATCCATTAAAGTTTCAAAAGTATAATCAGGTAACCAACCCAAAGTTTGTCTAATTTTTGTAGAATCACCTTTTAAGTATTTCAATTCTTCCGGTCTTAAAAATTTGGAATTTTGAACAACATATTTTGTATAATCCAAATCCAATCTATTAAAAACATACTTTACCATATCTAACACAGAATGAGTTTGCATAGTAGAAACGACAAAGTCATCTGCAATACTATGATTCAACATCATATGCATAGCCCTAACATAATCTTTTGAGTGTCCCCAATCTCTGTATGATTCTATATTACCTAGTTCAAGAGTTTTTTCTATTCCCAATTTAATATTAACTGCAGTTTTTACAACTTTACTAGTTACAAAGTTGGAACCTCTGCGTGGAGATTCATGATTAAATAAAATCCCATTTACTGCATGAAGTTTATAGCAGTGCCTATAGTTTCGAACTAGAGAATATCCAAATAATTTTGAACATCCATAAGGACTGACAGGATGCATGGGAGTTGTTTCTCTTTGAAACCCATCACTGTCTACAGAATTACCAAACATTTCTGAGGAACTTGCCTGATAAAATTTTGCTGTTGGACATGAGCGTCTATAGGCTTCCAGTATATTCATTACACCAATAGCATTTGTCTGTGCAGTAAATTGTGGAATATCAAAACTAATTCTTACATGACTTTGTGCAGCAAGATTATAAATTTCATCAGGCTGTATTTTATCTAAAAGACGTTCCATACTACTCTGATCTAATAAATCGCCATAACTAATATTTAATTTTTCTCTTATATCATCAGTAAATCGACTTTGTTGACTTTCAGATACAGAGTTTCTACGCACCATACCATGAACTTCATATCCTAAATTCAAAAGATATTCTGCTAAGTATGATCCGTCTTGTCCGTTTATTCCTGTTATAAATGCTTTCTTCATTTTATCTCCTAAAAATATTCATCGTTGTTAAATCAGGCCAATCATTGAGTGTCCATTGTACCGGGTCAGTATTCATTGCAGTTGGTAACTTTTGTAATCCCATCTCTGCAGTCTCTGGAGTCATATAATAATGATATCCATATATTTTAATATTTTGATCTCTCCAAGGTTTATCTGGTTCTCTTCCATCATATGACATTTGTTTTAAGAGTGTTGCAGCTTCTTTATTGTCTGTTAGTATAGCACCACCTCGTCCCAATGACAAGTGTTTTTTATATTGAAAACTCAAACTCATAAACGTATTGGGTACATAACTATTTTTTTTCCAAAGCACTGCTGCATCAATTATGTTGTCAGTAAGGTAATAATAGTCTTTCCAATCTTCATCTTTCCATTCAAGTTCAATATTTAACTTATTTGCTAAAAATGGAATAGAAAGATAAGTATGCTTTGGAACTACAATTTTTTTTATATTTTGCATTCGTAGACATAGCTCTACACCATGTGTACACGAATCAACTGCAATAGCATAAGTTGATCCAAAAAAATTTGCGATCTCATTTTCAAATTTAGTTATTACATTAAAATCCATATATAAATTCTTTCACAGTAGATTATCAATCTGTTCTTTAGTTACACGCGTATCATTTAACTCATATGATCTGATTATATTTATATAGTTTTCATTACTTTGAAAATCGCTAAACAAACCACCTGTAAAACTATAAGGAGAAATACATAAAGACCACATATCCCATAATTCATGTGATTCAACTTTTTTGTATTCTTGTGTATCACACACATTTAAACCAATAAAACATATTTTAAAATTGGAGAATTTGTGTTTTTTATTTATTATTTCTGCAATTTTTTCTGCTTGATCTATAGAAATATTGTTTTCCCACATATTAAAAGTATAATTAAACAACACATTAAATGAATTTAAACTTTTAAATCGTTTTTTACATTTTACAAAATGATCATAATCTTTTGTAGAACTTAAATCATGATGAGGGAAAATGCAACTATGGACATCATTAACATCTTTATTGTATTGACGGTTAGATGTTCTTTTTGAAGTTGCCAATGGAATTCCTGTCTCCGGTTCTATAGTTAAAGCATTACATGTTAAAACCACATTATTATCAGGATTTAATAGTTCTTGAAAATCATCATCCAAAATATGAATAATATTATCAACACTGTGTGTATTCATAAAATCAAAAAAACCAGAGAACTCTCTGTAATTGTATTTTTTTAATATTTCTGAATTTTGGCAACGACTGCCCAAACTATAAATGGTGTCAAATTTCATAATTTTTAATGTGGTTAATATAGATATAATCTTCAGCCGTCAACATTTCGTTTGCAATTTTAAAATTATTTTTTATTGCTGGTAGCATAGACTTATATAAATCAAATGAAATATCTTTAATATCAAAATTATCATTTAAGACTATAATACCATCTTTATCAAAAAAATCACATATATTTGGTATTCCATAATATATAGGCACAGTTCCACACATAAAGCAATCTGTTATTTTTTCTGTAAACATATTAGAGTATGTTGCATTTTCCATAGTAATAGAAAAACAATAATCTTTTAATCCATTGAGTTTATCATCTATTGGATTGAATCCTCTACCATACAAATCACACTTGTCTTTAAATTGATCAATAATTTTTAAACGGTATACGTGTTCAGCACACAATACTTTATTTGAACAAACCATAGAAACCAATTTGGTTTTATCATATATTTTTCCTGAATTTAAAAATGATTTTCCACTACACTGCACTAAAACAAATATGTCAGATATACTGCATAACGTTATGTCGTGCGTAAAGACTTTTATATATTTTTGTTTTAGAATACCAATATTGTTTACACACCAGTTATAAATTTCTGGAATAATTGTTTTTGATTCACATAACCATGCATAGTTTTTACTGTTTGAATTAACATGATTAAAAATTCCATTATCGACATATATGGTAATTGGTGCACTTGTACCGTTTTTTATCCATTTAATGTACAATGGATCATACCCGGAGGTAGATGGGCTATGTTGAAATCCACCTCCTATTAAATTAATTTCCTGTATCTTCATCTATAATCTCAAAAAATTCTTCGACTAATAAAAGCATTGCATTCTGTGATAAATGAATATCATCCATAATATACTTTTGATCTGTAGATCCATCAGGAAGCATCATTTTTTTTGATATATCTTTAAAAATTATATTATGGTTGTAACATCTTTCTTTAAGATACTTATTGAAGTCAATGGTGATTTTATTTCTTATATAAACATCACCATAGTCTGCATGACTACCAAGTCCTACTGAGGAACTTGGTGGTGCATAAACACCAATTTTGAAACCTTTACTTTTTAAATACAATACAGTATTCATGTATCGATCAACACACTCTCGTATAGTTTGATCTAAATTTTTACCATTTTTTATTGCATGAAATCCTATATGATTTCTAATATCAATTTCACCAAAACATAAAAACACAAAATCAGTTGGCTTTATATTATATTCTTCGATTGCTTGTTCAATTATTGGGAGTTTATTGTGAGAATTATAAGCCGTGTAAGAACCAACTTTAATAGGACAAAAATAAGGAATATTTTGTTCAAATCTGTTTATTTTTTCTCTTAATTGACCTTGTTTTAATGTATAACAAGTTCCAAATTCGGGTTGAATGTGTCGAAGTCCATCAAACGTTTTATCTGTTCCAGAAAATACTGAAACGTGACTATCACCAATAATATAAATCATAATCTATAAACCTTTTTAATATTTTCAGCAAAAATACTAGCAATAATAGAAATGGAAGATACATCAGCTTTAAGCATATAATCACATTTAGATAAAGTGAATATTTCTTTTAAACATTCAACACCTAAAAGGTATCTATGTTGTGTTCTAGAATCTGTAAACCTATCATATGGATGTATGTGTAGATTCTGATCATTTGCTCGGTACATATCTTCATAATAGACAATAGGAATTTTGATAGAATTTTTTAATTCATCAATTACACGAATATCATCTGTTGCTACAAAAATTTGTTCAATATTGGAATTTTCATGTAGTATTTCATTTATTTTTTTTATGTAAAGTTCAGTGCCAGCAACTTTATGATAATGTTTCATATCAGTAAGTCTTATTTGTACACCAAGAGTACATTTATTTTGAATTTTGGTATTGTAAAAATTATCAATTTCTGTAGAGATATTTTCTTTTAATTTGAAAGAATTAAAAAATGTTTTCTTTAACTGAATAAACTTTGATGAATCTAAGAAAAAGTTTTTATCATCATAATGTATATTTGCTGAAATTAAACTATTTAAATATTCAAACTTTTCATCTGTTGTAATTGAAGTTTGATCAAAATAATATTCCCAACAATTTTTTGTATTTAGTATTGACGTATCAACTTCTGTACATGCACATTCATTGGTTTCCATATCAACAAATAATCTATCATCTGGAGATAGATGGGTTAAAGCATTTAATATAATAAAAATGTTTCCGGCAAATCCAACGCCAGCAAATTTATGTTCTGGAGATATTTTTACAAATTCTAATTTATATTTCATGGTATCCTAAATTTTTAGCATTATGTAATATTTTTGATGGATTGATTTTTTTAATTAAAACTGCAGGGTTTCCTTTATATACTCCCCACTCTTCTGTATCTCCCATCAGCAAACTACCTGCAGTAAGTAACACACCTTTTCTTAAAATCGATCCTGGTAACACAATAGCATTTGTTCCTATATTTGAAAATTCTTCCATGATAACAGGTCTATTGATTTGTGTTCCTTTATATTCGGGGGGTATCATTGCTCCAAATAATCCACTATCATCAAAACGATCTGAAGCGCATACAATTCTTGCCCCGGCCATTATATTATTAAAACCCTTACAGGTTAAGTAAGAATTTTTTCCACCTATAATAGTTACATAAGGACCTATATGTGTATAGGATCCGATTTCCAAGTTTACAGTACAATAAACACCTTTATCTATTGCTACATTTGATCCTAAAATTGATAAAGAATTTTTAAAAACTGTATCTGGATCTATTAAAATATTTTTTTTATCAATATCAATCATATAGAATTTAAAAATTCGTCCACAGATATTAAATTAAGCAATTTTTTCTTGTTGAGATGAAAAATATCATAAGTTAAATCGTATGCATCTCTTTCTAGTGGCAATGCCGTCAATATCTCTTGATTACCAAAACTTATTATACCACATCCATAATCAGTGTCAACTACTTTCATATTTAAATCTGTTCTTTCTGTTTTTAATTTAATCCATGCTTTCCAGCAATCCCCTGTCCACTCACCTGTGAACCCTTCTACACCATCGGGAATTGGGTACCTTTGCATTATTTCTGTGTGTGGGTTCATATCGTGGCACACAATAAAACCATTGTTATTTAAAACAGCTAAAGAATTAATAATATCCTGATACACTTGCTCACACCAATGTAAGCCGTCAACAAAAATTATATCAAAGTTTTGAGTATTTTGTTTAAAAAAATCATCAGAAGTTAAAGCAAATGATACTGGGAAATTTGGCATTGGATCTACAGATATTTTATTTTCACATCGAATATTTTGAAAATTTACACCGTCTCCCATACCTATTTCCAAATAATTTGTTGCATTAACTTTGTCAATCAGTAATTGTATAATATTTGTCCTATCCATTTTTAAATTTTAAAAACCTCCTTAATGTTTTCATTCCATAATACGGCACCACAAATTAAACCCGATAAACGACCAAAAAGATAATTTGATTTTGCTAACAGTTTGGTTTGCATAATAGCTTCTTCACCTAATAAACGACAATGATTTTCTCGTTTTTTACTAACATTCATCCAACAAGGAACTCTTTGAAGATATTCATCTGTTTCATCCGTTCTTCTAAAAACATCAGGAATAAAATATGAATTTGGAAATTTATTACTTATTTTTTCAACATATTCTGTTTCATCACTTACTATAAATAATTTTGTTATTTCAGGGTGTTTATTTAAAATATTTTCAATATTGTTTAAATAATTATCAATAGTAACGTAACCATACTCTGGATTATGCCAAAAATTAAATTCTGAACCTCGAGCCATAATACCTAAAACAATTTCATTTTTAAATTCTTTTTCATAAATATCATTCACTTTATCCAAAATGTATTGTTTTGGTGTTATATATTTTTTATCAATTGATTGCTGTACATTGAGAAAAGGCGCATTATTAAAATAATGTTCTCTATGGTCTATAAAATTATTTCTCTGTAATGGACTCTTTATTATGTTTTCTGGTGAAACGTTTAATTGGTATGGTATTTCCTGATCAAACCAATAATCAAATGGATTTAACTCATCGTTGATTGGCATATTACCACCAACAATATTTCCATAATCTATAATTGGATCAAATCCGTCTACAAATGTTGTATTAGCCCAAGTAATATAAGGAACCGTATCTTCATGTTGTCCATTATTTTTTTGATTTTCAAATTGTATTAACTTTTCTAAAACAATTCTATAATTTGAAAAAAACCCACTTCCTATACCACCTTCATTAAAAATTGGTGAAATTGTATAATATTTTTTCATATTTTAAAAACCTCTTTAATATTTTCGTTCCATAATACTGCACCACAAACTAAACCAGATAAACGACCAAATAAATAATCACATTTTGCTAAAAGCTTGGTTTGCACAATAGCTTCTTCACCAAGTAAACGACAATGATTTTCTCGTTTTGTACTTACGTTCATCCAACAGTGAATTTTATTAATATATTCCATAGTTTCATCTGTTCTTCGAAACACGTCAGGAACAAAATAAGAATTAGGAAAAGCCTTTGATAAGGCTTCGATATATTCCATATCTTCACTTACAAAAAACAATTTATTAATCTGAGGATTTTGATCTAATACTTTTTGTATTTCTTTTATATAATCTTGTATATCAAAAATCCCATACATTGGATGATGAACATTATACTCTGTTCCACGAGCCATTATACCTAAAGTAGTATAACCTTTTAATTCTTTTTCATAAATGTCATGTACTTTATCCAAAATATATTGTTTTGGTTTTAAGTATAATTTATCTATAGTCTGTTGTCTAGTTAATTGGTCTGGTATATCAAAATAATGTTTACCGTGATCTATTACATCTCCAGAAGTATTACGAGTGCAATCTATTATAATATCTGTTTCTGTTGGTATGCGTTGATCAAACCAATAATCAAATGGATTTCCATTTGGTACCAATACACTTGTCTGTCTTGAATAATTTAAGATATCGTTTGTATTTGGAGTAAAACCTTCCACCCATGTAGTTTTTCCCCAATCAATATATGGAACTCCATCACCACCAGTTTCATGATGATATATAAGTTGATCTAAACAAATTCTATAGTTTGAAAAAAAACCATATCCATAACCCCAACCATGATAAATTGGTTGTATCCTATAAATTTTAGCCATTTAAAAATTCCTTATCCAATGATTGCCCTTCATATGGACCAGTTTTGTATTCATAAACAAACGTACCCTCTTCTAAAATCTCATAATTATGTCCACCCTCTAATGTGAAACTGGCATCACCTGGCAACAAAATACATTCTGTTAATAAAGTATTATCTAAATCATAAAAAATGCATTTAACACTACCAGTAATAACGACCCAACTTTCTTGGGCAATGACATCTCGGGTTCTATTTTTCCAAATATGTTTATGTGGTCTAAAGGTTTTACCTTTTTCCATTTGTAATCTAGAACATTGTATAAAATTGGTTTCTGGTACTATATCTTCTCTAGATACAATCATATCTTCTTTTTTGACAACAATATGTAATAGTTTAGTAGGATCGATTTTGGAATAAAGTTTTGTAATCATATATTTTGTAGTTCCCAATTAGCTGCTAGCAAGTCATTTGTATTTAAGTGTTCTAAATTAGGTCCAAACCACTTTGAAGGAACAAAAACCCTTTTATGATTCTTATTCAACCATGCACCCCACCAACCAAAAGTGGAATTGGAAAGTATATAATTTTCACCGTAGGTCATCAAAAATAAATCAATATAATCCTTATTTCCATCAATAAAAATATATTGATCACCTATAAAGTATTTTTTGCACAAATCAATATCATCACTAAAAATAATATATGGTAAATCGGAGTTCAATTTATCTACACAATTTAAAAAATACTCTATTGGTATATTATAATGATAATTTGGATTCTTTAAAAAATCTCCAAATCTAACATGTATAACATTAAATTTTTTAGGCAAGGTATTTAAAATGTCATTTATAGTTTTTTGAATCTCTTCAGAAATTGTTAAATAATTTATTATATCATTTTTATATTTTATAAAATATTTTTCACTTTGAAAAAAACCATCTACTATAGAGTCGTTTGGTGGTACAAAATCATAATAATGAAATGGGTATTGATATACTGTTAATTTTGTTTGTGGACGTGTAGTTTTACAATTTTTAAAAATATTTAAATAATCTTCTGCATAATTTAATTTAGGATTATGTACTGTTTCTAAATTCAAATAATTTAAATGAGCGTTTAAATTTGGAAAAGATGCTTCGGTATTATTTTCTTTAGCCAAAGCATATGCTGTTGCTATTTGAAATAGCATATTACATAAACCACCTTTTAAGTTACAGTATATCATCTTTAAATATTTTTAAAGTAAGTAAATTCTTTATTTAAAGAACAATCTTGATAAAATAAAGGTTTATTAATAGAATAAGTATCATGTTTTGTCTGTAATATAGCATATAGTTCATCAAACGGTCTTTTATTAACAAACAATTGTTCTATAATACTATTTGAAAAACTTTTTGCTATCGTTTCATCTGAATAATAAATTGCATGTGTTGAACACATATATTTTACTTTGTTCAGTTTGTCGTTTACATTTTCAAATACTGATCCAAAATTTTTACTGGTTCCACTTTTTAGTCCCCACGAAGATATACCAAAATATGTAAGAGCATTTTCTGGTAATTCTTGAATGGGGTCAAACCACTCAGTAGCTCCAACATCATCTTCTAATATGATACATGGAAATGTAGCTTTATCTAATACTATTTTATGGGATAACGCACATCCAATCCAATAATTGGATCTATCCTGTATTTTGATTGCATCAACAAAACTCCAATTATTAAAACCCAATTTGTTTAATAAGTTTGAAGTATTATTTCTTCGCTCAGTTGCATCATTTACAGATATCACATACGTTTTTATATTTCTTATATCAGTTTGCATATTCATAACCACTGTTTGGTGTAGTACCCCAATATTGTTTTGCGTAAATTTTACCACTTCCCCCGTATTCTAGCCCCGAATAATGTCTTGGTATAAAATACCAACTTGGATATACGGTTATAGGATATTTGGTTTTATAGGCAGTATCAGTAAGCAGAAGTGGTCCAGTAACCTCCCATGTTGCTAATGGTGGATAATTCATATCTGGATATTGACTAATTCTATTAATAATAGTTTTCATCAACTCACATCCTTTTTCTGAAGCCAAGTACCCATTTGCCATAAGACCTCTTCTGGCATTTTCATTTTCCCAACAACAAAAACAATGGTTGTTTATTAAACAATCATCTAATGGATTGATACATTCTGAATCTGCATCAATAAAAAATCCACCTTCTTCATATAAAAGTTGATACCGCAGTATGTCTGCTTTTCCTGCTAAAGATGGACATTCATCAAATTGTTTTTTACAAAGTAATTCTGGAAGATTGTCATCTGTCCACAATTTATGTTGCCATGATGGATTTTTATCAATCCATGTTTGTATGAGCGAGTTGGGTCGTTTAGACTGGTCACCAACCCATATTTGATGGATAATTTTTGGAATCATATAACCTCATGTTAAATATAATACAACTTATAAAGATGTCAAGTTATTTAGTTGACATTTTCTTGACTTCTACTATACTGTCTTTATGAATCTAGAAGACCTTAAACTCAATATTGCCAAAGACGCATCTGTTGACTCATCAGAACTGGGAAACGAGGCTATCAGAACACCTCAACTGCACAGTAAGTATCTGTGCCTACATGCCGACTTTAAATTGATTTTATGTAAGGGTGTGAATGATCTAGCCATTCTTAAACTTCGTAAGTGGAAGATCTTTACGGGTAAGGCAAGTCGAGAAGAACTAGAGGAATGGGGAGAGGATCCAAACGGATTAACCCTATTAAAGACCGATGTGGAAAAGTTTATAGAGGCTGATCCAAAAGTTATTGAACTAAAATTGAAGATTGCTGTCATCGAAGTTAAGGTTAAGATGGTTGAAGAATTTTTAAAAGTTCTCAATAATAGAAACTTCTCTATTAAGTCCGCTATTGATTGGTTTAAGATGACTCAGGGTATCGTGTAATCTTACCATAAATATTGAGTGGATGTAGAAGTTGAATCTGTAGACGAAGTTCGTTACTATATAAAAACAGAAAAGGGCGTTAAACAAGAACTGAGAGATTATTTCTCGTTCATGATTCCCGGTGCTGAGTATATGCCATTGTTTAAACGGCGTATATGGGATGGTAAAATACGATTATTTGATATTCTATCTTCCACCCTACCAAGAGGTCTTAAATCTTACCTGAGTAAGTTTTGTAAAGACCGTCAATACACTTTAAATATTAAAGAGAGCAGGAATCCCCTATGCATAACGGAGGAGAAACTTCTGGACTTTTACGAGACACTGAAAGTTTCTGTAAAGAAGCAGCGGGTCAAAATGCACCCCCACCAAAGCCAAGCAATTCTTCACGCTATCAACGCTCACCGGTGTGTAATAATATCTCCGACAGGTTCTGGAAAAAGTTTAATAATCTACGTCTTGCTCCGCTATCTGCTATCCGTAATAAAATCAGACAGAAAGATTTTAGTTTTGGTTCCAACCGTAGGGCTGGTTACACAGATGGAAACAGACTTCTTTGATTATTCAAAGACAGATCCTTCTTGGTTATCACGAAAGTATATTCATAAAATTAGTGCTGGACTAGAAAAAGACACCAACAAACAAGTAATTGTTTCTACTTGGCAGTCTATATACAAGTTACCCCGAGAATGGTTTGATCAGTTTGATGCTATCTTCTTTGATGAGTGTCACCAAGCCAAGGCAGAATCAATTAACCTAATTGGTCAGAAGTTAACCAAAGCATGGTTTCGTATTGGTACTACGGGCACACTAGATCAAACACAAGCACATCGTTTAAGCATAGAAGGCATTCTAGGACCTGCTGTACAATTTATCCAGACAAAGAGCCTAATGAACAAAGGATTGCTTGCTACTCTTGCTGTTGATTGTATTGTATTGAAGTATACAGATCAAGAGAAGCAGGATATGAAGAAGCAAAAATATCCTGATGAAATCAAGACTATAATAAGTAATAGTAGGAGAAATGAATTTGTCAAAGAACTCGCAATTCACACCAAAGGCAATACACTCATCCTCTTCAACTATGTCGAGGGACACGGGAAACCTCTCCACGCTCTCATTGAAGCAGCAGGAACAGATAAGAAGGTATATCTTATTCACGGAAAAACAGAAGGTGAAGCAAGAGAATCCATTCGCCGGATCGTGGATACACAAACTAATGCCATATTGGTTGCGAGTTACGGTACTACTAGTACTGGGATTAACATTGTCAACATTGATAATCTTATACTCGCCTCTCCTACTAAATCTGTAATTCGTTTGCTACAGAGTATTGGTAGAGGTTTACGGGTATCTTCTAAAAAGAAAACTTTGAAAGTTTATGATATCGTTGATGACCTTTGCTACATGTCATACAAGAACCATGTTTATAGGCATTTTGAAGAACGAATCAAAATTTATAAAAAAGAAAAGTTTGATTACAGAATAATGTCAATGCCACTACCTACCGATGATAAATAAATTAGGAGGGTTACTATGACTGACGAAGTACAAGAAACTCCCTTTGGTGGTATTGTTAGAGTTGTTAAACTTATAAATGGTGACGAACTAGTTGGATTAGTTCGTGATGCTCAATTAGATAAAATTGTAATAGCATTTCCAGCTAAAATTGATTGTGCGTTATCAAGAGATGAAAGTGGTGACCTCATTGAATATTTTAAGTTAACTAACTACGCATCCAATTTACAACTATCAGAAAT